CGGGAAAGGGGATATTAGATGAACCAACAACAATCATTGCAGGCGATCAAATAATTAGCACCGATTACGTTTTGCATTGCAAAGCCTCTGATTATGGATCTATTGCAACAGGGGGAGCTGTAACAGTTGCGGGTACTGCTTATACCTGTAGAACAAACGAAAGAGATTTAGACGGTTTAACTTGTCAAATTTCCTTATCTAAAAACTAATGACGACAAGACGGGAACATATTATTGACGCTATTAAAACGGCTTTAGCTGGTACAACTTCTGTAGGTACTCGAATTTATAGATCAAGAACAACAGCAATTACTAGAGAAAATAGTCCTTGTTTGTTAATAGAGGCAACATCAGAAACAGCGGAACAAAAAGCATCATTAGCGGCTTTAGATTTTACGCTTGATGTCACAATTTCAATTATTACTAGAGGCGATGTCCCTGACGAATTAGCTGATCCTATAGATGAATCACTTCATGCAAGATTAGTTTCAGATGTAACTCTTGGAGGTTATGCAATGGATATTGTTAGATCTGGTACAAGTTGGGAGAAGTTCGACGCAGATCAAGCGGGCGGCGTTTCGACTTGTTCTTATTCGATCAGATATAGGACTGCAATAAACGATTTAACTACGGCTTAGAAAATAAATACGCCTAAATACTAAGAGAGGTTTAATATGTAAGCATAGACAAAGTTTTAAAGTGCAATGACTCTGAACACAGACAAAACGGTTTTAGCTGCAAAGATAGAAAGCACCTATAACACCGACCCAACTATTGCAGGCACAAACGCGGTCGAAATATACGATGTGTCCTTAACCCCTTTAGCATCTGAGACAGTATCAAGGGAAATAATACGGGGATACATGGGGAATTATCAACAAATACCCGTAGCAGTAAAAACAGAATTATCGTTCAAAACAGAATTAGTCGCTAGTGGTACGGCAGGCACAAAACCCCGTATTGACCCTCTTTTATTGTCATGCGGCCTTTCAAGAGTCGATGTTAGTTCAACAAGTAATACATATTCGCCTGATGCAACGCCTGATTCTAGTTGCACGATAAATGTTTATGTAAATGGCAATATGCACCAATTAAGAGGGGCAAGAGGAACGTTCAATATTGTTGGAGAAGTTTCGACAATCCCTTATTTTGAATTTACTTTTACTGGTAACTACTTTACCCCGACTGCAACAGCTAATTTAACGCCCTCCTATGGCGCGGCAGACTCACCTCTTACCTTTGTTTCTGGAAACACAGTCTCATTTGCTTTACATAGTTACGCTGGTAAGCTTCAAAGCTTTAATTATTCACATAACAACCTAATTAGCTATAGAGAATTAATAGGCGCTACAAAGCAAATATTAATAACAGATAGAGAGCCAAGCGGCAATGTAGTAATAGAAGATCCCGGCGTAGCGGCAAAAGATTATTATTCAATTGTTAATTCTACAAATACAGGAAACCTTACGCTGACTCATGGAACTACAGGAGGCAATAAAGTTCAATTTACAGCGGGTCAATCAGATTTAAGTTCAATTGGTTTTCAAGATTTAGATAAAATTAGAATGTTAGATATTGGATATAACGCAATTCCAACAAATGCGGGTAACGATGAAATGTCTTTAAAATTCTTCTAGTATTGCTATCAAGTTAAATAGGGTCTACCCTGTTAATACGTCTAAATAGTAATTAATGGCATTTGTATTAGATCAGGAAGAGTCCTATTCATGGCCTTGTCGTTTTGAAGTGCCTGTTAGTGGAGGGAAACACAAGGTAATGACTTTCGACGCTGAGTTTAAAAATATTTCGCAATCTCGTTTAGAAGAATTAATGAATTTACAAAGCAAAGGTCTAAAAACTGATACTGATATTGCAAAAGAAATGATTATTGGATGGTCTGGAATCGTTGACGGTAAAGGCGAAGAAATACCATTTACAGAAAAATCAAAAAAGAAATTATTAGATATTGCAGGCATGGGCAGCCAAATGGTTCAAATTTTTATTTCTAGTAGAAGCAAGGCAAAAGCAAAAAACTAACAAACGCTGTTAAGTATTGGGCTAACAGCGGTGACAACGGTAGGGGAGAATTAGACGCAGCGGCTAAAGCTTTTGGCATTGTATTGGAAGAGAAAGAGGAAAAAGACTTTGCAGTTTGGCCTGAAAATTGGGATACCGTCGAATTATTTCTTAGGTGTCAAACTCAATGGAATACTTCAGTTGGTGGAGTAACAGGATTAAACTACGAAGGCGTATTAGTTGTCATACAAATCTTTGAGTATGATGATCCCAAAGCTGTTTTTCAAGATTTACAAATTATGGAAGCGGCAGCAATTGAACTATTAAATAAGGAGAAAAAATAAATGGCACAAAAAGCGAAATTTAATATGGAGATTGCCGCCAATGTAAAGGGGGCTAACAATATTAAACGCCTTGGTAATTCAATGCAGGGCGTTCAGGGCAAGGTAAAGAATTTATCAATGTCAATGGGTGTTTTAAATAACGCCTTTCGTGTATTTGCTGGAATAATTGCGGCGGGTGCTTTTAGTCGTTACATAAAGGGGGCAGTAGATCAAGCCGATGCTTTTGGGAAGTTAAGCAGGCAAACAGGTATAGCGGCTGATACATTACAAAGTTACGTTAACGCTGGAAAATTAGCAGGCGTAGAACAGACAGCTATAGATAAGGGATTAGCACGGTTGGCTTCTTCTATACGTGAAGCAGATCAAGGCGTTGCAACTTATCTAGATTCATTTAAGGCCTTGGGGATAAGCGTAAGAGATACGCAGGGTGATTTAAAAAGTACTGAACAAATATTTGGTGAAATCTCAGACAGATTTAAAGATATGCCAGCAGGTACGACGAAAGCAGCCTTGGCAATGGAATTATTTAGTAGACAGGGAAGGAAATTAATTCCGTTACTAGATGAGGGTAGTGATGCTTTAAAAGAGTGGAATTATCAAACGAGCGCCGAGTTTGCACAAAACGCAGAATACTTTAACGATCAACTAACTAAAATTGGTTTTGGTTTTGATGGCTTTAGAAAGCAATTAACTGATAAAGCGTTACCCGCATTAAATTCAATTGCAGAGGTATTTAGAGAAGTCCTATCGACTGAATCTGATTGGTCAGGATTTTTCAAAGTTGTAAATGTTGGTTTAAGGGGTATAGCTGGTTTTGTTTTTGCAACTGCAAAATTAATTGATGAATTAGGTCGAAGTCTTATGGATTTAATAGAAATTGCCAAAAAATTAGGGAAAGGAGATTTTGCAGGGATTAGAGATTTTGGTCGCCAAAGTACTAAAGATTTTGAAGATAGGTTTGATGAAAATATGGAACGATTAAACAAGATCTTCACAGGGACATCAAACGCGCCTGAATCTTATTTCGCTAATGGAGATCGAGAGGCAAACAGTTTAAAGATGACCGTTGTAGGAATAAAAGAAGAAATGGAAAAAACGTTTGGTGAAAATATGAACGCGAAATTAGCATCGTTTGGAAAAACTATGAATGACTTTGGTTCATTGGTAGGCGATACGATTGTTAAGGCGTTTAAAGGTTTAGAAGATACTCTCGTTAATTTTGTGACAACCGGGAAGCTTCAATTCAAATCTTTAGTTCAAAGTATCATTGCTGATTTAGCAAGGTTAACGATAAGAAAAGGAATCACTCAACCGTTATTTAATGCGTTTAGTAGTGCATTAGGTGGAGCATTAGGGGGAGGTGGACAAGCACCCGGCGGCCTGCCTGCTGTTCCTGATCAAATAACACAAACAGGTTTTAATTATGCTGCCTTTGCAACAGGTGGTTTTGTTAATAAACCTACGAACGCCCTAATAGGTGAGGCGGGTTCCGAATATGTCATTAGATCCGATCAAATGGATCAGGCAATGCGGCGCTACGCTAAAGGAGCAAGAGGGCAAAGTGTTATTGATGGCGTAGGTGGTTCTGAAGGTGAAAGCGGTAATCTTGTAGGAGCTGGCGCGATTGATGTTCGTTTTGATGTTCAACGTATTAATGCAGTTGATTATGTAACGGCTCAACAATTTGAACAGGGCATTAGATCAGCAACAGAACAAGGCGCTAGAAAAGGTGAACAGATGACTTTACGTAGGCTTCAAACAAGTCCTAATACACGTAAAAGAATTGGGGTTTAATTATGGAAATAGCAGTTGGTAATTTTTTATTATTAAACGGGACACAATATAAGTTTCAAAACTTTTTTATTAACGAAACTATTACATATTCAGGAAACGATTACACGTTTGCACCGTTTGGATTCTCAGGCGTTTCAGTAAATAGAAATGGTGATGGTACAGAGTGTTCTATTGTTTTTCCTAATAACTCATTAACTAGAAATTGGGCTGACGAGGCGATAAAAAATAAATGGTTATGCAACATAAAAGTAATGATTTTAGACCCTACCGATAACACTTCTTTTAATCCTATGCACACTTATCATGGTCGAATTATGGGCGGTCAATGGAACGAAATTAGTGTTACTTTATCTGTTGGGACTATTCTTGATTCTGTGGGGAGCGATATACCTCAAAGACGGTTAGATAAATCGTTAGTCGGTGATTTACCAACAAGTAGCGGTGTCAGATTGCAATGATTTAATCGGCTTACGTTATAAACGCGGAGCTGATGGAACGAATGGGGAAATTGATTGTATTCATCTTTGTTATGTTGTTTTAAAGCGATTAGATATCGAGACACCCCCTTTTGATACGTCTTGGTATGAAGAGTCAAAATTTAAAATCTTTCGTGATCTTTATTCATGGGGGGTAAGAGTTGATAAGCCTGCGTATGATGGAGATATTATTCTTATCCCTGATAAAACGGGGTTTAACTTCGCGGTGTCATGGCAGAAAGGAATCTTGTATTGCAACCCACATCAAAAAATAGTGAATTGGTGTTTGGTGCAAGCCTTAAGAAAGTCGTATTACTTCCGTTCGAGAAACAACTTATAGAAACCATTGGATGTACTGAGGATGAATATAGAAAATTAGTATTAGAGGGAATCAAAAGAGCAAAGACAAGACCCGCCGGATATGAATTAATCCCAGATATACAAGCAAAAGGAATAGACCC